TTTCTTGGTTTTCTGTGTTTTCTTGATTTCAGAATAAACTATTGGGGTTTACAAGTCAACTAAAAAATGCAAGAAAAAGCAAAAAAAATGCATTTTTTTTTCGATTTTTTTTATTTATTTTAGGTGGTTAGGTGGTGGTGGGGGCCAGGCCAGGACGTTTTGTCCTGGCCTGGGTGATGGGTTAGGCCCGGTCGATCACCTGGTGCTCTACTCGCCCAGCGCCGAATAAATTGCGGAGGTTTTCGAGCACCGGCTGGTGATCAAATGGCCGGCAGGAAAAAATGTCAAAATTTGCTTTTCTCAGTTCGTGGTCCGGCCAGGTATGGAAGGTGGCATGGCTCTCGGCAATAACCACCAGGCCGGTGTATCCCCAGTCCTCCTCCTTGGTTATCAGGCAGTTGATGCTTGGGTGGCCCCAGGGGATCACGATCGGCGGTAGCAAAATCCGCATTCCGATCCTGGTGGGGATCTCATAGAGGAGATCGCATAAAAATTTCGGATCCGCCAGGCGATCCCGCCGGCAGTCCAAAAGATCAACGATTAGGTGTTTGCCCTGACTCACCTTGCTCCCTCTTGCCGGCCACCGGCTAGTAGCATGGTCTTGTCGGCCGATCCCTTTGAGCTGCCGAAAAAATACTGAATAACGGCGCCGACGCCGGCGGTCAGGGTCCCGAACAAAGATCCCAACAAAAAAACGACGTATTGTGGCATTTCTTCCGGCAGCTTGTTCATGAATGAGAGATACATCATGGCGATCGTTGCCGCGAAAAATCCGAAAACAAAAAGGTAGGCTAAAAAATAAAGATTAAGGTCTTTTTTCCCGGTCGCCTTAACTACTTCCATTTCTCGCTGCCTGGCGCTTGCCCGATCGGCGAGGTATACCTGGTCCCTTTGAAGCGCGATCTTCTCAAGCTCTACCTTGTTCGCCAGCTGGAATTCCCTAAGTTTCAGCGCTGCATTTGGATCCATCTGTATGGCCTTATCCAGCTTCTGTGGCGCCGCAGGATCAGACGGATCGACGTCAAAAAGATTACAAATGGCCGCGACCACTCCGCCGGCCGCTCCTCCGAGCGGGCCTGCTATGGCCGTGCCGACTAGGGGCGCCAATGACCCAATCGTGCCGGCTACCTTGCTCCATTCCATGATGCCTCCTATTGTTCCTTGATCACCTTTGCTGCCCTCTCGGCCAGCTCCTGGGCCTTCTTCTTGGGTTTCTGCCAAACGGCACCGAGCGCGAAGCAAGCGGCGCCTATGACTACCGTGACCAATATCAGCCATGTCCAATGAATCATCTTAGTCCTCCTTGAATGGGTCTGCAAAAAAAACTGATCTATTATCCCGGTGGTTATACGGTCTGCAGCGGATGTAGGCGTTCTGCTCTATCGCATCAGCCAGGGTTAGCGTTTTTGCTCCGCCGCCGCCGGCTCCCAGACTTATTCCTGGATGGACAACTATCTCGATGTGTGTCATCCGGCCGCTTGTGGGGGATCTCCAAAAAACTAGGGCTCCTGGCTCTGGGTGTGCCACGCTCTTATACTGGAAGAGTTCCCACAAATTCTCAGCTGTCCAATCTCCACCATAGGGAAGCTTGCCGATCGCCTTAAGGCATTCGATTACGAAGCCGCTGCAATCGAAGCCGGCCATCGGGTCGTCTCCTCCCCAAAGATAGGGAGTTTTAATAAAGCGCCAGGCATACTCGAGAAAAAAATCTCTGTCTGTCTGGTACATGATTTTTTTTACCTCTCGCTCAAGGGTCAGGACGTTCAAAGCACATTGCGTGCAAAAATGTCTAACCAGGTGCGCCAGCTGTTTTCTCATTTTTTCTTCCAGGCATCGTATTTGTCATGCTGTTCTAGTTTGGTCTCTAGTGCTATCACCCGGTCTTTTATCCTGTCTACCTTTTCAGCTATGGTCGTGTTCTGCTCATAGATCACCTTGAAGCCGATCGCGCAAACTGTGAGAACGATCCCCAAGGCAAGGATCACAAAAGCCGGTCCGACCTTGCTGTGAGACGCCGCCAATGCTTCGCTGATTTTTCCCCATTGGTCTTTCTGTTCAAGATCTCTACGCGCCTGGATCTCCTTGACCTTTAGATGCTCTGGACAATCGTCACAAATTCTAGTCCGGCTTTCGCTCATGGGTGACGCCCTCCTAGTAGTAGTCCGCGATCACCTCCACTCTTACCGGTTCTACCCAGGAAATACCGTTCTGATGCGAAGCGTCGAACACGGTTATCTCCGCATCGTAGGTGCTTCCGGCTAACGCGACCAGCCCCGATTCGTTGCCGATCCCGATCCTGATTTCTCCGGCGGAGTATCCCGGTTGATCCCAAGTTATGACGCCCGTCGCCTTGTTTGTAGACTCGAAGGTTGTGCCTCCGATCGAGATGGCGATCTTCGTCGCGTTGCTGAGATCGACCGCAACCTTGTCTGATAACAGCACGCGGTCTATCGTATTGTCGCGGCCGACGTAGATTCTTTCTGTCGCCACAGCTCCCTCCTTTAATCTAACGTCACGTCCCAGGTGCCGTCAGGATACTCGACGTCGTCTCCGTTGCTCGGAGTCTGGTTAGGTGTCGCCGTTGCGTACAAGAGTCCGTTGCCGCCGGAGCTGGCGTCGAACAATGCTCCATAGGCTATCAGGCCCCAGGAACCAGACGGCGTCGGGAATTGTATAGTCCCGGTATTCTCGCTCGCCCCTCCTGCCGCCGCATCCCAAGAGTTGTGCTGCACCCGCGCATAGTTGCTGCCGCCTGGTTCTGCTAGGCCGCTGAAATCGTCTCCTGGATTCGCTGTGCTCAGGCCGGCATAGATGTTTGTCGGCTGCGCGAAGGAACTGTCTAAGAAGGTGTGGTCTAGCATCTCATGGGCAAGATAGTTGCTCATGCCGCCGCTGTTGATGCTCACCTCGACCTCGCCGGCAGCGATCGTGGGGGTGTTCCCGCTCACAATGCTTTTCTGTGTGGAGAGAGAACCGTGCGCGATCAGCTCGACGTCGGTGCCGAAGTTCGTGTTCGATAGGTGTGTGCAGATAAACCAGTGGGTGATGGTTCCCTGACTCCCTGTAGCCTGCGGGAAAGATATCTGCGCGTTATAATTGGTCGCCCTCGATGCCGCAGCCGTCCAGTTGGCGTCGGTGAGTGCCTGGCGAGCGTATCCGTTCGCCGGGCTCGGTTCTGTGACGCCGGAGGCGTCATCTGTAGGATCTGCTTGCGAATAACCGATATAGAGAGTCGCCTCTCTGGTGTACGCTGCCGTTTTCAGGATGTGATCGAGCCATTTGTTCTCGAGATAGTTGGATATTGTACCCATTCTTCACACCTCCTTTTTATGCCGGCTCGGTTGTCCTGACCGGCGTCTTTGATGTTGATGTCTTTATGTTGATGCCGGTTGAGGATCGCACCGGCGTCACGCTCACCGAGGATGGGTTTATGATCTCGCCTATCACACCGAGGAGAAGGTCGATCGCTGCGGTCGTAGTGACCACATCCGCCTGGCTGGCGAGCCGTCTGAGGATCGCTAATATCGCGCTTCCGGTATCCGTCTGCGCCGCTGCAAGGGTGGCGATCGTTCTCCTTACTGCAAGGCCGGCGTCTCCGGTGCTGGTAACAATCGCGGCAATCGAGGTGAACTGCATCGCCGTTGATATGTCGACGTCGGCCGTAGTGGTCTGCACGTCGGCGACGCTTGCCAGCGTCCGCTGGAGTGTCAGCAGCGCATCTTGGCCGACGGATTGAATTGCAGAGGCAGAGGCAAAGGGCCTTTCGATGGCCATGAGGATCGACGCCGTCGCCGTCTGGACCGCGGCCGCGGAGGCAAACTGCTTGACGCCGGTACCGAGATCCAGGTTGATGTCCGAGGTGAGGGTCTGGACCGCGGCCAGCGTCGCCATGGCCCGTTGAACAAGAACGTCTGCGTCGGCTGTGACAGATGCCACCGCAGCTGCCGATGCTAGCTCTCGGCGAATCGCCAGGATGGCGGCCGAGGTAGCCGACTGCACCGAGCTGCTCGACGCCATGGCTCGTTGGATCGACGCCGCGATGCCGGCCGTCGAGGTCTGGATCGTTGCGCTAGAATTTAGCTGCCGCAACACTGCAAGGATCACGGCTGCTGTCGATGCCTGCACCGCGCCGGTGCTCGATAGCTGCCTTTGGATGGCGAGAGCTGCTGCCTGGGTACTAGATGTGATCGAGGCGGAAGAGGCGAATTGAACCAATCCTCCCGCAGCAACGAATATCGCCATCGGGCCTGGTTCCATAAACATGCAGTACGGGTTGGTGAGCAAATAACGAAGTTCATTTGTGGTCAATGCCCTTTCATACATGTAGAGATAGTCAAGATCGTAATCACCCGTTGCTAGCGCACTTTCTACCCCTATCTGCACCCCTCTACCTGCTTGCGGTGTCCTTGTATCAATCGTTCCTGTCTTTGCCTGTCCGGTTCCATATTGGGTCAGATCAAGATATATCCTCATATATGCGCCATCGTAGATGCAGGCACATTGAATCCACTCATCATGGGGGATTGTAGCTCCTGTTGGTGAGTAATATTGAACGCTGCCACCAGCCTTTATTGCAAACCTAACCTGATTAGTTTGCTGCCTGAAAAATACTCCATATTGGCTATCGTATGGTGAGCCAGTATTTTCGGTAAATATACTATAACGCCTATCTGTTCCAGTATTCATCCTGATCCGAAAAACAATGGACATCTGGTTGCAGCCAGCAAAGTTAAGTGCCCATGGTATCTCTTGACCATCAATAATGTTTACGTAGGTTGCCTCATCAAAATGAAGGCATGATTCATAGCGGTTAGAATAACGATTGTTCCCATAGGCATGTAATGAACTGATTTCGTGTGGACGGCCCCTGAAAAATGGGTTGGAACCAAAACCAGTCCATGTTTGCATTGATTTAGGTGTCTTGAAACCAGCAACCCTGTTAGTCAAGACTAACCTTTGACCGCCAGCATCGGCTGAGTCATCGTTCAAAAGATATGCAACCTTTATCCCTCGGCCTAGAGGATGTGCCTGGTTTACCCAAATCCCCAGCGGGGGTTCTCTTGTCCAGATTCCACCCATGGCATCAACTCAATGTCATTTGTAAAACGGTTGCAGAAACAGCGCAAACATCAGTAGAAGCAAAACCAGCCCCTACTGCCCTTATCTTGAAGCCCTTCAATGGCATCGGTAATTCGACTGTCGCAATCGCGGGATCGTCAAGATTGACATCCAGCCTCGCCAGGTGGACCGCATGGTCCGACGTGTCATACTCGTCTGATCCGGTTCCGTCGGGGTCGCCCAGGGTCGCCAGCAGATACATGTCGACGTAATCGCCGCTCGCAGGCGTTCCCGTCGTTTGGTCCGCCTTCATCTGGATCAAAGCCTTGATCGTCGTATCCGTAAGGTCCATGACGTCCGATTCCTGTGTCCAACTATTGCCGGTTGCCAGGTTAAAGCTATTACTTCCGGTGTTCCATGTCACCTGTAATTCACTTTGTGCGATTCCCATCTTAAATGCTCCTTGCGGTTGCTACATCGAATGGCTTCAAGGTCGGAAGGCCAAGTTCCTGTGCCCTTGATACCGGCGTCAGCCTTGCAGCTTGAAGCATCACAATAGTCGTGCTACCGCCGCCGAAAATGTCCACCATGATCGCCGCTTCGATGCCGGCCGGGTTTAGTTGTCCCATGTGAAGCAGGTTCCAATAAATCTGCTTTGCAGAGTCCGACAACCCATCAAATTCGCTCTTGTTCGTTGCATTCAGCACCTCAGAAGCAGTCATGGACTGGCGTATCCTCGTTCTGTATTGTAGGTTGAGATCCTCTGCCGCCTCTCCATCGTCCATGCCGGCATACCCTCTTCCTAGGGGATCTGTTGCCAGCTCGTTCTTCAAGGATTGATAATCCATCTCGTCACCTCGTCAGATAGCTGCCATCGTAGAATGTCCAGATCACGGAACCGCCTTTAGGGTTGTATTTGCAGGTGTCACGATGGCAGGTTTTACGAACAAAAAATCAGCGCTCCATGCGCTGTCTCCCCATACGCCGTAGTTTGCCCTGGCGCGGGAACTGTAACTGCCGTCTGTGACGGCTGCTAGATCAACGTAGCACCAGTCGCCGTCAGAGGCGATCACTACATCCTGTCTGTCAACCTGGATTAGCTGTCCGTTTAGCTCCACGTCTACTCTTACGACCTCTGCGGTCATCGGATCGCTGCATAGGTACGGATTCGCTGCCGCTGAAATAGCGACCCCGATCAAATAAAGAACAAAGATCCCGATAAACAACCACCTGAGCTCCCTGATTCTTGCAAGTGATTTCATAGACTCCTCTCCTTATCTTTTTGAAGGTTAAACGCTGCGGCCAAGACTCTATTTCCCGAGCTGTTTTTTCGCCAGAGCCAACAAAACCTTCATCGCCTTTCGCATGTCCTCTTTCATCGCGTCGCGCTGCATTGCGGTTGTTAGGTCTCCCCAGACGTTGTCGATCCTGTCGTCTATCTTGGCGAAGGTGAGCGACCTCACGAGCGCCACGAGCTCCTGCCTCAGGGCTCTGTTGTCTGCGACGTCGTCCGCGGCTGCCTGTTGTTTGTCGTTCCATTCCTGGTCAGAAAGCACTCTGAAGGTGCCGTCCTGCTCCTCTACCAGCCTCTTTCTCTGGCTGAAGGTCATGGTTACGAGCTGCGACTCGGGCGCGGCCACAGCGTGAAGGCTCCAGACTCCGTTGCGTCGTGCGACGTATATCTGCGAAAGGTCGGCGAGGTCTACAATCTGCGAGCCGTCCCAGCGAAGTCGGTGCAGCCCGACACCGCCGGGGACGAGTCCAATGTCGATCCCCTCCGTCGGCCTGGTCGTCAGGCGGATGATGCAGTCATGGTTGTCTATGATCGCCCTCATTCTCGCCCCCAAACTGGACCGCTGCCGAGATTTGTTTTTTAGCAGGATGCTCTATGTCTATGGTAGCGATCTCCTCGAGACGGTCCATTATCCGAGTCCTCGCCAGCAGTTGCACGAATCTGGTCAGCGTCAGCATCGGGTCCTCGATCTGCACGAAGGCCTTTCCGAGCTCCTCCAGCTTTTCTCCGGTTTTGACGGTGACATTCGTCACCTTGTCCAGCGTTTCCTGGCTCCCGCGGAACGCGCCTTCGTGGAATTTCAAATGTTGGCAAAAGAACGAAGGCAGAAAAATCTTTTCCTTGGTGCGCTCCGGGTGCGGTAAAGGCTGGCCGGTTTTTTCGTCCCGATGCCTTTCCCAATCTATCTCGACCGTGAGCTCCTCGACGACGGCCTCGCGCACCGCCTTCGTGATGAATTTTTTCAGCCAGTTTTTGTCCTCTGCATCTAGCATGAAGCCTCCTTTTACACGTCTGGGTATTGCAAGGTCCCAACGGCCGCGGCCGGCCGCCAAGTCGCGTCGGAAGTTATTCCCGCGTCGCTTTGCGCTCCGGTGACGTCGGGCGAAGCGCCGCCGGTGTTCGATGTACTTGGGCCCCCTGTAACCGTGTTGTTCAAGGTGTAATTTGCCTGTGGTTGGCCAAGGGCTTCGTTGGATGTTGGCAAGGTATGGGTGTGACCTTGCATCGAATGAACATGGGCTGACAGGCTGTGCGTGTGCGCGTCCTTTGTCAACCCGCCAATCGTCCAGCTTCCTGCGTTCGCACCTCCGGTGGTATAAGTAGATCCTCCTTTGAGCGCCAATACTCTATCGGTCACACTAGAATCTATCGCCCATCCTTCCTGGGCGGCGTTTGCATATATCCACAGTTTTAACAACGCGCTGCCGGCAAGGACTCCGCGCCATGCGGTGTCGCCGTAATCGCGATGCTTGAGGAGCTTCTTCGTCGTGTCGTACCACAGCTGCCCAGGATCCGGGCTTCCGGGGCTCGATGCTCCGGAGAAGGACGTTTTTAAGGTGGCGAACATCAGCTCCATGTTGCTCAGAGTCGTGTCGCCGACCGTCGCTGTCGTGTACAAATTGGCTACCCAGTCTTGGCTCATCGTTTTCTCCTACGTACAATACTTAAGAACAAAGTGTTCCACCAAAGCGTTAACCGCCGCGCTCGGATCTGTGATCGTGATCTCTACCTGGAAATAACGCCCAGTAACGAGCGCCGAAAGAACCTCCATTCTAGTGGCTGAATAGGTAAGGCTCCCGCTGATCGTTCCCCATTTCAGGGTTATCTGAACCGCCGGAGCTTCCTCCAGCGCGAAGATCTGCTGCCAGGTGCGCGTCGTGATGTTGATGTCCGCCCATGTATCCGGCGAAGGGATCACGTCTCCCCAGGTAGTTCCTGCGCCGGTGACGACTATGTTTGCTATTACATACGCCAGGACGGTCTGGATGCTCCCGAGGTCATACTCCGGGCTGGTGTAGGTTCCCGTCAAGACTCCGCCGCTGTGCGAACATTTGAGATAGTCGTCGGAGGCATAGGTGACGTGCTCGGTGTTGTTGTGGGTGCCGACGCCGTTGTAGTCGCAGGTATCTGAATCGCTGACGCTCCATCCGTTCGGCGGGTCCGGAAGCGACGCCGTGGCCGACCGCGGGGTAGACCCATAGTTGCCGTTGCTCGACAAGGTGTTGCAATAAAACGTATGGTCTCCAGGCTTGACCCCCTGCAGGTTAAGGTTCGGCGACCTCATGGAGGCCATGAATATGCCTCCGGTCCAGCCTCCGAGGCGGAACTCGTAGACTTCGATCTCCGGGTCCGTGAGCTTGTTCCCGTAGATGGTCACGGTGTTGTCATTGGCGATGGCGAAAATGCCGGTAAGCGACGATGGCGCGGTATCGAGTCCGAGCACCGTCCTCGTCAACTTGTACGCCGATGCCAGCGATTGCTTGACGCCATAAACGTTCACAGAGCGCAAAAGGATGTAGTACGTCGCCCCCTGTTCTGCCGGCTCGATCGTGAAGTCTGTATTGACGTTGAAAAGATGGTCATAGGTCACGTCGTCAAAGGAGCGATGGACCTCTACCTCCTTGAACCACGGATAGTTGCTCGGCGCAGAAAAAGCTACATTCAGGCGCGTGTATGTCTTGAGAAGGAACGAATAAAGCTCCTCTGCTATCGACGGGCTTTCCACCGATGGTGGGGGATCGTTCGGGTCGGGCAGCGAGCAGGCATAGGCGCTTGAGACGACGATGTTGTAGTCGTCGTCATAGAGGTTGATGTCGTCGAACTTGAGCTCGACCATTACCATGTCCTCTTTCAACCCGACGCCGTAGACGCGCATCGCCTGATCGGTGATACCGAACCAGTCAAGGTTCACCGTGATCGGGTCTCCGGGGCTGAGTTGGAACAACTGTCCGCGGCCCTTGACGCTGATCTTCCTGTCTAGCTGCAGCCTTTCGAGCTCGTAAATAGCCAGCTGGCTCGCCATGTCGCGATCCGCGCAGCCGGCCAAGGAGAAGTTATTGATGTTTCCGTACTGATCGCCGATGATGATCTCGTTTTCCACATAGCCGGCGTCCGGGTCGGTATAGTCGACGCGAATAGCGTCAGGCCTTGAAAAAATGCCGGGCTGCGTGACGCTTATGTCCAGCTTCCCGTCCTCGGTCTGATGCAGAAGGCTGTCGTCGAGGTCGAACAAAGACACTTGGTAGTTGAGATCGGCGAAGTTAAGGCGCAGAAAGCCGTCGTACCAGTCGAACGAGCCGCGAAAATGCTTGAGCATGTCATCTACAATGTCGCCGGATTTCTCCTTGATGCCGATGGCGCGGTTGTACGTCCAGCCCTTGAGGTCGCAGTACTCGGCAGCAATGATCCAGCTCGCTTCGTGGATTTTAGAGGAGTTCATCCCGAGGCCGTACCTGGTGTTGGTGATATAGTCGTACAAACAAAGA